CCTTTGAATTTTGCCATACAAAGTAAATAGCACTAATTATCTACAAATGCACCCATAAAAATAACCTGAGCCATCTTTCATCTGATGTAGGTTAATCGGATAATCTAAATATTCTGTGAACTCTAATCTAATAATATCACAAAGAGAAAAGCAATCTACATCTGCTAAAATCTTTATGTGATCTATCATTTGTTTAGTAACTTCGACTAGCGAATAAGTACCATCATTATAGATAATTAATTCCATTATCTTTGAAAATGTCTTTCTCTCCATTGATTACAAACATAGACATCTTTCACATGAAAAGCTTTGTAAATATTACAAAAGGATCTTCTATTAGAATACATACCACAATTTCCACATGCTTCTCTACCTTGAGATTTTCTAAAATCTTGTGGTAATCTAAAATCAATCATTTCGCCATTTGAATAAAAATTAGATCGTTTCATTTTCCTTGTCCTCTATATCGCATTTGTTTTTTAGATCTGCCTTGTCGTTTAGATTTATTCATTGTTTTTATTTTAGATCTGCTAGTGATTCTTCCTATTGAAGTACCTTTGTGCTTTTTCTCATACTGAACTGCTTTGCCAAATATATTACCTTTTTTCTTTGACATCTTTAGCTTCTATAATCAATGGCAATGGCTCATTGTAATTAGTTTGCTCTATCTTATCTTTTTGATCTAAATGTTGTTTTCCTAGCCATATCATCATTGGAACTGAACCACCTAAAGCTTTCTCGAATTGTGCCTTTCGTAAACTTATTTTGCCCAGCTCTCGTCCCTTTTTTATATAGTGGACATAACTCCTTTGTAATGTCTTTGTTGAAACACCTACAAACTCTGCAATCTCTTGATATGTACAATGCAATTGCGCTAATTTCTTTATAGTTTCTACATCTACTCTTTTAATTGGTCTTGCCATTTTGTCCTTTTTATGTCTTTTTTAAGATAATTGCAATATGGAGCGTGAGGGTTGGAATCGCACCACCTTATTCATTGAGGGTATCAATAAACCTTCTAAAGCTCACGCAGGATATTTTTGTATTTTATCTCTTATTAAATTAAATAACTTCTTATCAAATAAATAAACATATTTGTATTTACCTTTAGTTATTTTATAGTCTAAGTTGTGATTTTTATCTAATTTTTTGAATCTTATTCTATCTGAAATTGTTTTACTATGAACTTCTTTATCATTCACAATATAAACTTTAGCTTTAGATGTTTCGCCAATATAATACCAATTCATAGCCTGATATATTTTACCTTTATGATCTTGTTCTGGATCCGCATATGATACAATTGCTTTTAATTTAGGATAATCTTTTTTCATCTTTTTTAATGTATATGAAACAATTTTAGATACAGGGTTTTTATGTTGAGCTAATGCAACTCTNACTAATTCTGGACATTCAAAATTATTTATTTGTAAAAATGCACCTGATTTAGGATTAGCACCTAGTCCATATATAANAGATCCTTTAAATTCGCCTTTTTCCCATACTCCGAATCTTACTAATTTAGACTTAGGCATTCGCTTTGAATAATGCCATTTATATACAGAATATTCGCTAGCTTTCTGTGAACAATAATCAATATATAAATCTCTATTCTGCCAATTTTTTTCCACAATCCTCGCAAATCTTTTGTGATGATTCATCTATTTGTGATTGATCTTCTTTATCAGTAGGATTGAATGTATCTACTGACATAAATTTTTTTAATTCTTCTTCTGTAAAACCTAATATAGGCAAACTAAAATTATCTTTTTTTAAATCTTCTATTTCTAAATTTAATAATGGAAAATCCCATTGATTATCTTCCGAAACTCTATTATCTGCGATTCTATATGCTTTTTGTTTCGTTTCATCTAATTCAGCTATAACACATGGAACTTGTTTCAATTCTAATTTTTTAGATGCAAAATATCTNGTATGTCCAGCAAGNATAGTTTTATCTGCATTTATTACAATAGGTTGTTGAAATCCAAACTCTTTGATTGATGCNGCAACTTTGTCAACATTAAGACTCTTTCGTGGATTATTTATGTATGGTGTTAAAGATTCTAAAGGTATTAATTCAATCTTCATAAAAGAATTTTTTCCATTTTTATAATACAGCCTATAGGAAATACATTTCTATCAGAAAAAGTCTCTTCATCAAAGCTAGAAAAAGTTTTTAATTCTTTCTTATCTTTACTAAATACATAAGCATTAGTTGTCATTTGAGCTGGTTTCATAGCTTTAAATTCTTTTTCTGAAGCATGTCCTGAATCTCCTAAAATATCGTGCCATATGATTGAATAAAAATAATATTTCTTTTTATTGATTTCAATGTGCCTGTATTTCGCTTTTTTCTTTTTCATTATCTAATACTANTTGATGTTTTTCATCATATACATCAACTTTATAATATTTTCCATCTTTCATAAATTTTTGTATATTTCCATCTCTAGCATAGTGCACATATCCTAAATCTTCCAATCTTTTNACTAAATCTGGAATTTCTTGTTTTTCGTCATTTTCCCATCTATGTTGATTTAGCCATGTCGTAAAATGTGGTATAAATGTGTCATCTTGTATATTTCTAGTTTGATTATTGTATGCATTTATAAGCTCTGGCGTATCTGTTTCTTTCAAAATACCTTTAGACCATAGCTTCAGCCAGATTTTATGAGCTTGAAATTTTGAGCCTTTTTTTCTNTTTAAACTACTCCATAGATTCTCNAANACAGGATCATATTTATTATTATTAGGTATAGGATTAGGTATAGGTATAGGTGCTTGATTTTTGCTTCTAGCAAGACCACCTTTTCTGCCTGACTCCGATCTTTTTTTATATTTTGCTGTCAAATACTCGTGTTCAGCTGTCAATCTTTTATGAGTCCAATTATATTCTTCTTTATTAAATACAAAAAATTCTCTTAAAATATCATCAACTATAAATTCACATTCAGCAGTTCTACATTGACAGATAATTCTAGCTGATTCTGTTGTAAAAGGTTTTGCATTTTTAGTCCAAGCAAAACATAATAATCTAATATATATTCCTACTTGTTCATTTGTAAGATGTACTGTTTCAGCGGCAAATGTATCTGTAAATAATTGCAATGCGTGAAACTTATTCTTTGATTCCTCCATAAAATATATCCTCCCTTTCTAATTGAATTATATTTAAGTTTGTTTCTTTTAGTAATTCGAGCTCTGTTCCAAATAGATGCTCAAATGCTTTACGATTCAAATGTACAGATTGATTTCCTATATTGTGATGTTGAGGACATAATGGAATTGTATCATCATGGCTAGGCCTTAATGAAAGTCCTGTATGCTTTCTAATATGATGAATTATCGGATCTGAAAATTTTCCATATTTAGTTTTACAAGCTATACAACCTATCTGNTTTAATTGATCGAATCTTTTTTTATGTTCTTTTTTCATATAACGTTTTTAATCTTCTTCCATCAAAATAATAACCACTAATTACTCTTTTTCGTTTTATTTTTTTTGATTTTTTTTTTATTGGTTTTTTTTTCTCCATACTCGTTATATCCGCTTATAATTTTACCTCTAAAAGTATCAAGCCATTTACAATGCTTTTGCCATTCTTTTTCATTCATCTACAACTCTCCTAATCTCATCACAATGTTGTTTAATTTTATTTAACTCTTCTGTAATTTTAACTTGATAAATTGTATTTTTTGAAACATCTTCAACTTCAACTAATTGATTAAGTCTAATCATTCTTAAAAGTCTTTTAAATGCTCTTCTAACATGCATATCATTCATATCAGAAACCATTATCCATTGATTTTTAGACCTTGAAAAATAATATTCTTCTGGAGTAGCCTGTTGAGTTATGTCATCTTTTGTATAATNTAAAAATTTTTCACTCATAATAAATTACCTTGATTCTTATCAGCTTCTTTATAAGGTTTCCATTCAAAATCAATCAATCTGTAAGATTTATCATTATACTTACTTTTAAATGATTGATCTGTATAGATCCTAGCTTTTTTTAGATTTTNATATGGNATAAACATATATTCTTTTCCATGAACAATACCTATAGATTCTTTTTTTCTTAACGCTTTTTTATAAATATGTTCTCGGATTGAGACTTTGCCCAACCATATCTTTGTNACTTCTATCTTTATCATNTTTTNGCTCCCTGTTTATTTTAGTTTCTAGTTCGTTCAGATTTNTANAATGTTTTTCTTTTANAGCTGGGTGTATATCTGAACTTTNNATTACACCATANGGATCNCCATTNTGAAATTCAGAAACATTTATTTTATAATGATTNCAAAATTTCANNAGNTTTGTACTNGGNATNCCATTTGCANNTTTTTCATANTTNTGAANTTGTTGNAATGTAACTCCTAANACNTTTCCANCTTGTGTNTGNGTNTTNTTTTTAGATANTCNTTGAGCATATAGCATTTGAGCTATCTGTAGTTTTTCCATTGTTTTTCCTGATTGTTAGGTGGCGAGAAATCGGAACTCGCCACGTTATTAACTAGAAAGGGAACATAGATTTTTAAGAAAAAAATTTTACGTTCTCTTTCGTGATTATCCGATTTTATCATTATTAGCAATCTATAAAAAATTTTTACGAAAGATTCAATCTATTATTGATTTGAAATTATTACTAATTTTCCACTAACCATTGAATTTTTTATCGTATTTACGTTGATTTTATTGAGTTTTTTACGGTTTTAATGTGCATTCAATTTGATACAAATAATTCATTAACTAACAAAAGGAAACATATGAAACACTATAACTTATATACAAAAGAATCTTTTCAAGGAAAAAATCTTGAAAGATTAGAAGCTACTAAATTGACAGGTGGTTTTTGCACATTCAATCAAGCTAGAAAGATGGGAGCAAAAGTTATCAAGGGATCAAAAGCAGTAGCAAGATTAACTAGATTAGTTCAAGATTCTGGCAAAGATTCAGAATTTAGAAGCTATCCTGTTTTTCATCAATCACAAATTCAACTTAAATCGGAGGATAAATAATGATTTATAGAGGATATGATATAGAGGAGACTCCATTTGGAGTCTCTATCTACCAAAAAATGCCTTCAGGAGAAATGCGATTTATTAAAGAAGTAGATACTCTTGAAGATGCACAAGAAATTGTAGATGAAGAACAAGAAATTTTATCAAAGCTTTATGATCTACAAAAAAAAAATAAAAAAAAAACTAACTAGAGAGGACTTATGAAAAAAGTAACAACTACATTTTATCTAAATGGCAGAACTAAAACTTTTAATTCTGATTCAGAAGCAAAGAATCTTGAAAAGTTTTTAGATGAATATTCTGAAGCTACTCCAGAATTATATCAATCAGATAAAAATAAAATTGTGACTGCAATACAAAGAGATGGAAATACTACGTTAAATTTCATTTATAGACAAAATTATGAAATTACAGATTTCCTAAATTGTAACTTTAAATCTAAAGGAATTATATGATTTATTTAGATGAAGCAGAAATAGTTTCTGTAAATAAACCTTATGAAGATGGAAAGAAAAGCAAAAAGCTAATGGTTGAACATCATCTTAATTGTAAAGGCATTACTCTTAAAAAATTAATTCCTTTATTAGAAACTTATAGTGAATCAATCGAACATTTCGATCATAAGGTAAAATTAACAGTTGAGTTTATAGAACAAGACAGATGAAACTCTTTCCTATAATAAAAAAATATATAGCTCTAGCATTCGTGCTAGGGCTATCAATCGGAATGATAATCGGAGTAATTATATGAAAATAAAAATAAATAAAGGTAAAGATAGAGATCAATATATTATCTATTTTGGAGCAGAAATATTTAATGCTTATTACGATAAAGAATATCCAAGAATAGGACAATGGACTCTTCATAAATACCACCCAGAACATAGTAATTCTATCTTTAATATGTATTACCCTTGTGGTCTTGATATTAAATTTAAAGATTTGAAAGAAATCAAAAAATATATAAAGGATAGAAAATGGCTATAGATTGGAAAGATAAAAGAATCGAAGCGATCAATAAAATTGTAGAAAGAAAAAATTTAACTTGTTCGCCAGATAGTCCTTATTTTGATGAAGTAATAGATATTTATAATTCTGATGCTAAATCATTAAAGGATTTTAAACTAGAGAGGAAAAAGAAACATGAAGCTGATAAAAATATTTTTGATGCTATTCTTAGCAAGTTGCACTTATAAGCCTGTTATTGATACGTCAGGAAGAAGCGGAACATTTGATTATTCTAAATCAGATGAAATAACAAACGATCTACAACACTGTGAATATTTAGCTAAAGATAATACAAATAATATTCTTGAAGGAAGTAAATATGTATGGAATTATTATTTAAGAGCTGGCACATTATGGTTGAGTCCAAAGGCAGAATATGATTACCCTAAACTTTACAGAAATTGTATGAAAAACAGAGGACACTCTGTACTTAACTAGGAGGAAATATGTCAAGTAAAGTATATAAAGATAAACACAATAATATAATTAAATTTAATCCTTACGAAAAAAAAAGAAGATATGAAGTCAATGGCGAAATTATGAATGGTTGTACTTCTGTTATTGATCCAAGATTTGGTAAAGATGGATTAGTAGGTTGGGCTAAAAAGAAACCTATTGAAGCAGTAGAATGGCAAATGAGTGATGATGGATATGCTATTGACGAAATAAATAAATATACTTCAAGTCTTAAAGATAAGGTAAAAGAACTTTCAGAAAGAGATGCTAAAACAGGAACAATGATGCATCAACTTTGTGAAGATTTAATGCACAAAAAGAAAATAGTTATACCTAAATCAGAACCATTAAAAACAATGTTCAAAAAATTTAAGGTATGGTGGGGTAAAATGAAATATGAAGTAATTCATACAGAAAGAACTTTTTATTCCGAAGAACTTCAATCATGTGGTACAGTTGATTTAATATGCAAAAAGAATGGTAAATATGGCATTATTGATTTTAAAACATCTAAAACAATTGAATATGCTAATTATCCTGTACAATTATTTGCGTATAAAAAAATGGTTGAAGATAGTACAAACCTTAAAATAGAATTTTTAGGATTATTAAATATTCCTAAAGATAAAGAAGCTCCTATTTCTTTTATGAGTTTCAATGTTGACGATCAAGATTATCTTGAAGCATTCAAATTATGTTTGAAGCTAAAAGAGTTTGAAAAACAACATTCTGTAAAATTAAAAGAATGGAAGCAAAAACTAAAAACCAAAAAAGGAGAATCTGATGCAGTATCAAAAAGCACAGTACAATAACAACTATCAAAAAAAATCAAATGATAGTAATGGAGGATCTGCTAAATTGACAGCCACTAAAAAAGATGGTTGTATTTTAGTAGTAACCTTGAATAATCAAAACCTAGTTTTAAAAGGTTATTATCAAGGTAAAACTAATGAATGGAAATTATTTCCTTATTACGATAAGCGAAAACAAAATCCATCATTCAATCAACCTAAACAATCGTATCAACAAAATAATGATATGGACGATCAGTTGCCACAATCCGAACAAGAATGGAGTCAAGGATCAGCTACTGAATTTAATCCAGAGGAATACGAACATCAATTAGGTGATTAATGAGTGATAAAGATTCATTAGATAAATACATTGAACATAGACCTAAAGTATTTAATTCTGAAATAATTCTAGTCTATCTTAACGCTTTAGATAAAAATAAACTAAAGGCAGAAGAAGAATACGAAGAATGTAAGGATCAAGTACAAGAACAATTAGATTTTATAATTAGTGAAAAGGTTGAAAATACTAAATGCTCAATGGCACAAGCAAAAGTATTAGCTACAAATGATGAAAGATATAAAAACATCAAAGCTGAATATAGAAAAAGAAAAGCTTATTATCTTCTTAAAAAAGTAGAAGCTAATAATGGTCATTCTTATTGCGAGAATCTAAAGCAAGAATCTATCAATCAATTAGCAGTAGATAAATTGACTAGAAATTAATCTTATTGAGGGCGAGAAATCGCCCTTAGTGTCTTGTTACTTCAAAATATGATATGTCGGTATTTTCATCAATAATTTTTGTACTATAATTATAATCTATAAGATTCACATCTGCTCTTTTTTGAACTTGTTCAAGCATATCTTTAACTCTTGGAAAAGTAGGAGTTATATCAATGAATGTAAAAGCAACAAAGTGTCCATAACTAGAATGTGGAGTTTCTAGTTGCATTTCTAAATCTGTAATTACTGCATCAACCATAATGCAATATAGCTTATTTAGAATTTATTTAGTATTATTTTTTTTTTATGATGTCAGCGCCTTTAAGTCCGTAAATAGCACTCACTACACCTATAAACAGAGCTTGGTACCAAAATGGCATGTTATTAAATTGATCGAAAAACTTATCAACCTTTTCCATAATTTCTGGATCATCACTAAAGATACTCCAAATCAATAACATTACAGGCGCCGAAACTAAAATTAGTACGAACTCGTCTTTCCACCCTTGCTGATTATTTTGCATCACAGCTTTTTGATATTCTACTTCTCCATTTGCCATTTTTTCTGCATGACGCATTTCTGCAACAGATTCAAATTCTTTTGCTCTTCTTCTATTAGATGCAATAGACATTCCTGTTTTAATAATGCCAGGTACTAATTTAGATGCAATATTTAACCACATTTTATTTTTCCTTAATCATTTCAATAAGCATATCTATAACATGCTTTGCTTTTTCTAAATCTTTTATCTGATCTTTCTTATCTTTCCACTTAAGATTGTATCTAGTTATATATTTTAAAGCATGAGTTTGACAGGCATTAAAATCATTAGCCATAGAAAAGTCTAAAGGTTGAATTTTGAGCTTTTTATAGTGATCGCCAGCAACTTGTTCAGAAAATGCAGAATCGCTGTTTAAAGTGGCTCTATGGCTGTTTAAAAGGGTGTTTTTAAGCTTATTAGACTTACTCATACAATCTTTTTAATCCAATCGCCTTTATTATTTAAAACCATAGGTAAAAGCCTTGGTATCCCATCTATTATAATTGCGCAACCTAAAATAAAGCGAGTTTTAAAATTCTTGGCATAGTTGAAAGCCATGGACTTTTGATTTATCAAGCACCCTACATTCATTGCAAAAAATAAATTGTCAGGATTTGCCCAATAGCTAATTAAAAATTTCGTATGATAATGACCTTGCACTGCGGAAAGTCCCATAGTTTGAGATACTTTTAAAACATCTGCAGATCTTCCATGAGTAAAAAAACATCTTTGTCCATTTGACATTGTAAGAGTTAAATCATCAACCCACTTCCATTTTTTTGTTCCTAAAAAATCTCCATAGTCTTTTAAAAATTCTTTACTCATTCCAAA